GAATCATTAAAAGGATAATTAAAATGTTTACACCAATCAATTTTAGAAGTTCAATCAAAAGCCACACAACTAATGATGAAATGATATTTATAAAAGCAATCGGTAACTACCATTTAGATGCCATGAAGCTAGACAAAGTTACTTTACTAAACCGATACATTAAGTCTTTACAAGTCCGTAGTGATTGGAATGGCATGGATCAATATAAAGTTTTAGCTTTTGCTACAAAAGAATTAATGACTGAAATTAATAAGAAAGCAGGTAATACCTATGCTTATTCATAGTTTATACGGCCTGTCAGCACCATCAGCTAAACTGGTGGAGTTAAGAGAGAAAAAAATAGCTAAAGTAAAAAAAGAAATGGGTAATAAATATTTACTCGCAATTAATTATACAAAAAAGGAAACAAAATGAATTCATTAAACGCTACTGGCGGAATCGGCAAAGACGCTGAGCTTCGCTACACACCAAACCAAGACCCTGTCTGCTCATTTTCATTTGCATTGAATAGCGGTTTTGGAGATAAACAAGTCACTACCTGGTTAAATTGCAATCTTTGGGGTAAACGTGCAGAAACTTTAGCACCAATGTTACTCAAGGGTACAACAGTAGGAATTGTAGGTGAATTAACTAACCGCCCATACAAAGCTAAAGATGGTACAGAGAAGTTTAGTTTAGAAGTCAGAGTAAACGATTTAACGCTACTTGGTAAGAAAGGTGATACAAGCACATCAGCTAGCAATAATAATGCGCCACAGGCTCTTAAAACAGCCTCTAATGCTGATTATCAAGATGAAGAAGCTTTACCATTCTAAATAAAGGGGTACAACATGATTAATACATTTGTAGCAGGATTAATTTGTGGTTGGTTATATGTAAGTTATGTTGTACCTAATTATGCAATTAAAGAAGTGCAACAATGTACTTTAAGAATGGGTAAAGTATTAGTACAAGGAGATGCAATCTAATGTTAAGTAGCCTAATTAGCCAGATGTTATATATTGCACCAAAGAAGAAAGTTACTTTGCGCAATCCTATATGCCCTAGATGTAAAGAAAGACCACGATCAATAGCAGCATTAAGCGGTAAAGTTGCAGATTATTGTACTGAATGTAAACGTGCAAGTTACCAAGCCACTAAAGCCAAGAAAGGATTAAAATGATTTCAAGTTTAGTAAGCCAAATATTAAATATTAAAGAAAAGCCAGTTGATCCTTTATGCCCTATGTGCCATGAAAGACCAAGACACAGGACAGCTTTAGAAGAAAGATTAACTAGCTATTGTATTCATTGCCACAGGGAGATTAAGAAAAATGCACAAAAACAAAAATAACATTAGTAAAGATGTAGGAATGGATAATATAAGTTTTACTATTATGTTGGGAAAACTTGGTCAAAATAGAAATAAAAAATTAGCTGATGTAGTGGTTGGTTTTGATACAGGCATTGGTATGAATTTAATTGATTTAACTTTTGATGAATATATGTTTACTATCGCAGCATTACACGATACAGCAGATGCTATTGAAAAGTTACAAGGAGGAGATTATGAGTAACAAAAATGAAATTACAGGCGATATTATTAAATCAAAGCACAGTAATATTTATGCTGATAATTTTGATAAAATTTTTAGGAAAGATACAGAATTGACTGAAGAAGAATTAGAAGAACTACGCAAGCTGTTAAAACTACCTAGAAAGGATGCTCAATGAACATATCCATAGACTTAGATGACAATAGCCCATTGTATGATGTGCTTGATTCTGTGGTGCTTGGCTACTTAAAACATAGTCTAGACTTAGTAGAAAGTAAGTTTGTATCTACTCACCCAGATGATGTGAAACATGATAAGAAAATAGCAAAGGCTTTACACGTACTTATTGATTACTATGGTGGGTAATAGCTATAAAAGTGTACTTAAAGTGCTTTAAATCTAGGTTATAGGTACATTTATATATGTTAGCTAGTACACACATTTGGTTCAATTTTAGACTGAAATGTTGTACTTAACTAACTTAATAGGGAAAACAAAATGACTAAACATAAATTTTACAACGAGATAGTAGCATGGGCAATGGGTTGTCAGATTGAAATTCAATATATAGATAGAAAAAGACATTGTGATGAATGGAGTTTGATGGTTGCAGATTGTTGGAATGATGATGAATTTAACTTCCGCATCAAGCCACAACCTAAAGAGAAGAAATATTTTTATGTATATCAATTAGGATATGAATATAAATTTAGTCCTTTAAAAAAAGAATTAATGCAATTTAGTGCTGGCGATAGAGCAGGTGACTTTAAATATGTAGGAAAGATTGAGGTGCAAGATGACTAAAGATGAAGCATTAAGAATGGCGATTGATGGTTTAGAAATTCATCAACAAGATATTCTTGATGCCTGTAAAGAAGCACTAGAACAACCAAAAGAATGGCAAGGGATGAGTGATGATGAGATATCAGAATGTTTAAGCAAAACAAAATGGAATGATATTGACCATTGCCCAGACCATGATGTTTTTGCCAGTCATATTGAACAAGCATTAAAGGAGAAGAACAATGGATAAACATACTATAGGCATGCTAGTAGGGGTGTTGGTACTGCTTCTGTTAAGTTGTATCTTGTTTGAGGGGAGACTAGCCCCCGCTATGTGGCAATTAACTAGCCTATTTTGGATAGTCTTTTGGACATACAAGTGTGATAAAGAAGGGAATATATGATATTAATCTTAGTGTTAGGGTATATATGGTTAATCGGAGCTGTTTATTTGGCATTTAGGGATTTTGATATACGTATAAAAAAGATGGAACAATACGTAGCGGAGAAAAACACATGATGGGGACAACATATATTTGCCAACATTGTGGCAGACCTATTGGGGGCATACCAACCTTGCTTAGTGGAAATGCTTACCACTATGAATGTACACAAAGCCCGTATGCAAAATCTGCATATCAGCCCGTACAAAAAGAAACAAAATGATACTCCACCAAATGCGGATGCTTAACGGTAAGCCTATATGGGATGGTCGCATGAAAGTATTTAGGCGGTCAGATAGATGTAAGCGACTGTATGAAGATATGGCAAAGATGCGGAAGTATAGATAAAAAGTATATACATTGTATATATTAAAGACTAAAAAGTTTGTGTATAAAAATACACGAAATATTACACACTACCGAGAAGGAAGATAAATGAAAATTGAGATAATAGGCGATATTGTTGATAATCCTGATGGTAGTGGTCAGGTAGAACTAGATTGTGATGATGAAGGTAAACAGTATTTAATGCAATTAGGCTTTGAAGTATTGCTATTACGTGGTATGAAGGCAATTAAGCACGATAAAGAGATGTACGAAAGGAATAGATAATGTATTACATTTTAGCGTTTATATTAGGCGTAATGTTTTCTTGTTGTGTGTTTTTATATTTTGAATACCAAAAGAGTTATACAGAATGATGTATTTTATGGTCGCATTTTTTTTAGCTTTAAATAATGCTAACTGGCTATGGTGGGGTGGTTTTTTGACTGTATGTCTAGCTGAGTTATTTATAGGATTTGTAAAATACAATGATAAGTAGTAAATCCGACTTTATGATAAAGGCATATTTTGAAAAACCCAATTGATGTTGAATTAAGAAGTTATGCAACTGTTAGGCAATTAGAATATTTAGACGCAATTGAAGAATGTGGTTCACAGCGTAAGGCAGCAAAAAAGTTAGGCATTGGCGCAACCAGTATTGACAATGCTATAAAGTCATTAAAAAAGAAAGCAGCATTAGCTGGCTATTCACCTGAACATGACATGACCAGGACTGTTCCTAGTCCATTTGTGGTTAAAGGTATATCTACTTATTACAATGCTGAAGGTAAGCCTAGCGGTCAATGGGTTAAATCTACTGTAGATGCAGATAAGCGTGAACAATTCATGCTAGAAGCCATAGAAGCATTGAAAGAAGATATACCACGACTACCAGCAACACTACCACCACCATTAGGCAATGACAAACTGCTTAACTGTTATGTGATTACTGATTACCACATGGGTATGCTTGCATGGGATGAAGAATGTGGTGAGAATTGGGATTTAAAGATAGCAGAAGGATTAATAGTTAAATGGTTTGCACAAGCTATCCACCAGTCACCTGATGCTGATACAGCGATATTTGCACAGCTATCCGACTTCCTGCACTTTGATGGCATGGATGCGGTTACACCGGCTAGTAAACACTTGTTAGATGTAGACAGCAGGTTTTCTAAGCTAGTCAGAGCTTCTATTAGAATATTGCGTAATGTAATAACAATGTTGTTACAGAAACACCAAAACTTACACATTATCATGGCAGATGCTAACCACGATCCAGTCAGTCAAATATGGTTAAGAGAATGGTTTAGTGTGCTATACGAGAATGAACCTAGAGTAAGCGTAGATACTAGCCCTAACCCTTACAATGCGTATGAGTTTGGTAAGACTGCGTTGTTCTTCCATCACGGACATAAACGTAATGTAGCCAATGTATCTCATGTATTTGCTAGTCAGTTTAGAGAGATGTTTGGTAGAACTAAGTACGCTTATGCTCACATGGGCCATTTACACCACGTAGATGTTAAAGAGAATAACTTAATGATTGTTGAGCAACATAGAACACTTGCTGCCAATGATGCCTATGGTGCTAGAGGTGGTTATTTAAGCGGTAGAGATGCCAAAGTAATTACTTATTCAAAAGACTATGGCGAAGTATCACGATTAACGATTAACAGCGATATGCTTATTTAATAGAAGAATAAAATGAAAGATAAAACATTAATAACTTATGCTGATTGTATTAAACAAAACAAAGCGCTACTTAATGAAGATAAGCGCCTTGCCAAATTACCAAAATCAATAAATATAGATCAAATTATTTCAGATATAGCTTACGCTCACAGCCGAGGTGTTATCGGTCCTTCTCTGCCGCCATGCCTTCAAGAGAAAATCCAAGAGCGCCTAAAGCAGCGGCAGGGGGCATTCCTTGCCGGATAAGCTCTACTACTTTGTTCCAATTAGCTTCACTAAAGAATTTTCTAGTTTTTTGTATATCAGGTCTAGCTAAAGCTAATTCATTATCTCTAGCTATTTTTTCTTTAATAATATTTCTAACAGTTTCAGATTCGCTAATTTTTCTAGCAACTTCTGGGGTCTCTTTTGCAAATCTTTCTAACATTGCTGCAGTAGCTTCACCTGACCCTGGTATTGTAGGAATAGGTTTGCCTTCAGAATCAAGTTTGGTAAGCGCTGGCTCATAAACACTTTGCCTTGTAGCTTTAAGCATTTTAGATGGGTAAGCTTCATTTAACTCGGCTGTTTTTTGCTTCATTACTTTGTTAGTTAAATTTGTTTTACCACTAAAATCCATTAATGAAACGCCACGGCTACTATTAGCCGGAGTTAAATTAGTGCCTTTTAAAATATTAACAATTTTTGCCATTTGTTCTTTAGTTGGTTGTTGCCCTTCTAACAAAATAGAAGATTTTCCTGTTCCTGCCGTTGTACGAAGCAAATTTGCAGCACCGGCCTCTTGTGCATCTTGTAAAGCTCTAAATTGTTCAGCAGCACCTATTGCCCCCATAGTGCGAGGTTCAACATCATGAGAGCCTTTTTTAAAGTCAATCATAACATTGCCAACTTTTAATGGATTATGTTCCATTTGACCGGCAGCATTTAAATAAGCCCCAGTTGTTTCTTGCGTTGGCATTTGCCTAAAACCAAGAGCAGAATAAATAGCATCACGGTTTCCAGCACCAACTACATTGCCAGAGGCCGTATTCATTGTTGGAACTTCTACATCCCATCTTCCTCGGTTAGTATAAGCTAATTTTTCTTCTGGGCTTGCTGTTAGTATTGAAGGTACATGTCCTGTACTTGCACCAGGAATAGCTTCCCAAGTTGCGCTTATTGTATGCTTGGGAATGTAATCAGCCATTGTATTGTTGGCTTCACGAATTGCTTGTTTCATTCCTTCTACAGGATTATCAGATTTATATTTTGCATTAAATCCACGGCCATAGAAATCTTCTGCTTTGTTAAGAACCCATGGCATTTCTTGCAAATGAGCGCCATTCCAATCAGAGCGGTTACCAACCCCTGATTCATTAGCTCTTTTTACAGCAAGTGCAGTTTCAGCATCCATGACAGGATGCATTGTGTCGCTGACTCCGGCTCTCCAAGGATTACCGGCAGGATCTGTATAACCAAACGATTGTGCGTGCCTGAAATCGTTTGTACCAAATAAACCTTCATTTGGAACATCTGGGTTTTGCATATGACCATAGCGTTTAATTTTAAATGCTAAATTAGCAGGACGATCTTCTGCTACTGCCGTATCTAAATTACGCATTGGCGCTCCACGGTAAGCCATTTCAGGTTCACCTAATATGCGTGAATTAAGATGCTTTAACGAAAATCCTAATTCAGCTTCTGGAGTTACTCCTGCGCTGTAAACAGAATGTTGTTCTAATGATCTTGGCAATTGATAAGTTTCATTAGAGGCAGCTTGACCTTCTTTTGCTCTGTCGTACCAAGTTCCTACTCGTGAAGGATCGTCTGATACTGCAATTGCATTTGCAGCATTATCAAACTGAGTATCAAAATTTGAGCGCATTGCGCCTAAAGATTGAGGAGAGTCTACAGTTCTAGGCGCTCCAACATATCCGCCAGAGCTTGTTGGTTTTAGATGTTTTCCAGCAGCCGCTTGATTTAAAACTTCTTGTTCACCTTGGTTTGCTTCTAACTGTCTAAAATAATCTGGAGGTAATTTTTCACCACGTTCAACAGTTTTTAAAACTTTTTCTGTTAATGTTTGTTTTTCTACTTTTTTAGCTGTTTTAGCTTCTCTTTCTGCTTTTGATCCAAAAGTATTAAGTAACATTTGATCAGATTCTGACAATGTAGTAGGATCAACTGAGGCAATTAATTTTTGCATTGCTTTAGCTTTTCCTTTAGGTATAGCAGACAAAGCCAATCCATTATCAAACATATAATTTTCAGCCATTCTTCCAGCAGTTGGGGCTAGTTCTTTTGCGCCAGTTTTTATAGCAGATATAGCAGGGCCGCCAAGCCCTAAATAGTTAAGTGGATCGCCAATTAAATTACCTGCTGTTTGTGCGCCTTCACCACCTAATGACCATGATTTATAGTCCTCTGGTGCTTGCGATAAAGTGTGATTAGTTTGATTAATTTTGTTAGCGTTATCAAATGATAGACGTTGTACCATTGGATCATTGCCAGCCTCTTTAATTCCTGCTCTTAATATTGCACCTGGTGTACCAACATTTCGTAATGTTCCATAGGCATTATTGCCAATTTGCCTTAAAAGTGTTTGAAAGTCTACATTAGCTAATGGATTCTTATTATATAGGCTGCCTTGATCGCCTTGTGGTTGATCGGTATTGCCTTTTAAGGCATCTATAAAATATTGAATTTTGTCCATTTAAACCATCCTTAATGCTCTGTCTTTAACAGTAGCAATTCTACTTAACCAACCCTTTAAAAACACTTCTTGACTAGGTTTTGAGCCTACCAAGTAATGATAAAAGGCCTCTTTCTGATCGCTAAATGTCCTGATTAGGTCAGATATGTCATGCTTCTTTACTAAAGCAATCGTAATAGCACCTAGAACACCATCTACATCACTTCCTACGGCTTTTTGTAATGTTTTGATACTACGACCATAGCCAGCGTTGATTGCGAAGTCAAACACGCAATAATCAATGCCACTTGGTAAATCTGAACATCTACAGCGATCCCAATAGCCATTTAAATATATGGTTGATACATCAGCATCAGAAATACTTTTTAAATCGTTCGCTGTTAGGTGACTATTCTTCTTAAACAGTCTATATGTGTCTAATGTGATGCCTTTCATTGTAGCACCACCACTATCATGCGCATTGTCTGCAAAACCACCTTCTGATTCTAATACATATTGTAATGACTTTTGAAAGTTATTCAGCATCTACTTTTACCTGTTCGGCTGCCCACTCTTGAGCATTATCAAGTTGTATTGTAGTTGCTAGACAATCATTAGCTAGTTTTTCGTAGTCGGTACGAGATACTGCGTTGGCGGTTTCGTTGTTAGACTGTTCGGTAGTATCGGAAATGGCGGACACTTGGCTACTACTGGCTTCTGTAATTGGCTTGAACACCCCGTAAGAAGTGCCAGCAATAGCATGACGGCTATAATAGTCATTATATTGAGTATTGTTTTGTTTAAGCTTGATATTTTCATTTTGCGTAACCTTTTCTGCATTAATAACTTGAGTAGCTGTCTTATTATCCGCAATCGCAACAGCTTGAGCATCTGCTACTTGTTGTTGATTCCATAATGCCTGTACGTGCGCTTTGCCTGATTCATAGCCTTTATAGAATGTTACAGGTAACACAATGACAATTGCACCAACAATAGCTAATTGCTTCCAATACATAAGTAAGAATGGCATATTAACCCTTTGTCATTGTCTTAATAAAGGCCGATAAAGTACCACCTAAAGCTGCCCCAGCACCCCAATCTAAACCATTGAATTTAGCAGTAAACAAAGCAATTAGAAAGCCAGCACCTTGCCATGTAGAAGGCTCACCAAGTCTATCAAGAAAGAAATTGTAAGCTATCTTTATTCGGATCATGTTATTGACCTATTATAGCTTTAGAAAAGTAAGATACCAAAGCACCAATTAATGAAGCAATCATCATACCTGCCCAAAACCCACCACGACCTTTATTAGCTAGAGCCAATAGTTCGTCAAGAGTTGTTTCCATCTTATCTATCTTTTTTTCCAAAGCAGATACTGTGGCTAACATTTTGCCATACTCTACACGATCTATTGAATCCATCATCTTTCCTTAGTATTATTATTAAATTACGTTTGTTAAGCTTTTTGTATATAAGCAAGTGCTAGATAAGGTGGTAAGTTAGCATTAGTACCACTTACACCTGTTGATTGATTAGTAATGCCTGTTGTATTTGTAGAAAGTCCATAACCAGTTGCTGTATTTGAAGCAATTTGTACAGTACCTGTTCTATTTGATACTCCTAATGCAGATACAGGAGTATTACCATTTGTACCACTATCTATATTGTAAATTAAACCATGATTATGACCAGGATCAGTAACTGTATGAGTATGACTTACTACAATTGCATCAGCACTACCCCCTGTAGCAGCTACCGCATAAGTAGAACCTGCACCAACAATAAACCTATCACGTAAATTAGGAGTTCCGTTAGTACCATCACACAAATACCAACCACTAGGAATAGAAGCAATAGAACCTGACCACATGGTAATTACACCAGAAGGCAATGTTGGCGGATTTAATAATTGAAACTCAGTACCATCATAAACTACTTGAATTATTGCTCCAGATGTAATATCGCCAGAAACTAAAGCTGTTGTACCTAACTTAGTAATACTTTTAATACCAATAGAATTAATATTTAACGTACAAGCACCTGTATTAGTCGCAGGAGCTACAAAAAAGAAACGCTGACCTGTTGCATAAGCTGACATTCCTAAAGAGGCTGTAGCAGTCATTGTATTAGTACCAGCAGGGCTAGTTAAGAAAGTAAATGCAGAATCTTGAGCCTGTCCAGCAGTAGCATACATTGTCCGTACAGTAGCATTAGCAACACCGGTATGAGCATAATTACTCATAGGTAAATTGTTAGTTATTGTAGTTTGACCATCAGCAGCAATAGAACCAGTTAGCGCAGTTGCAATATCATTTAAAGTTGCATTAGACCACGTAGATGAAATGGTAGCCCCTGTAACAACTGGATTACCTGCTGCAAGTGAATATATACCGCTTCCGTTTCTTGACATTACTGCTCTCCTTGATTGGAATTTATTGACTTAGAACCCAATATTCCAAAATTTATTAAATCATCTAAAGTAGCTTTAGGAAATATATTAACCCCTTTTGTAGCTACATCTGCGCCTTTACCTACTAAATTTGCACCTTGACCTGCTAATATCGCAGCCATACGAGCAATGCGAGGAGAGGACAAAGGTATTGTTGCGTGCATTAAGCTAGGTAATATTGCTTTTTTACCAAGACCATAAGCAATATTAACAAGATCATTTTCACCTGTTTTTGCTGGAATTGGTGTAAATACTGATGTATCAATACCTGCTTGAGTAGCTTGTTTTAACTTTTCTGCATCACTTAATTCTGCAAAAGGCTTGTAAACATTTTCAGCAGCTTGCGCTCTTGCAGTTGCAGCATTTACTGCATCTGGATATAAAGCATATTGTTTATCAATTAAATCATGTACGCCTAAACCTCTAGGATTAGTAAATCTTGTTTGATCTTCTGCAAGTACAGCTACATCATGTGGGAGATTATAAGCTCTACCATAATTATAAATGGCATCTTTATATAATTTTTGACCTAATGGCGTAGCATCAATTATTGCTTGTTTAAATGCAGGTATATCTTGTTTATATGCTTGATATATAGTATTAAATGCTTCAGGATTTTTACCTGATTCAAACGCTAATAATTTACTAGGAATTGAACCAATAGCACTACCAGTTTTACTTAATAAAGAACCTAATTTTTGGGCAACATTAGAGCCTTTAGCTTCATTCATTAATGCTTGTGTAGTAGCTACAGCTTTTTCTGTGCTTGGTAATCTACCTAAACCACCTATAGGAGTGACTTCAGGAGCTAATCCTTCCAACTTGCTTGCATCCCATATATTACCTAATTTACTTAAAATGCCACTACTAGGTGAAGCACTTGTAGGTTGATTTATTACCCAATCGCCAGTTTCATAATGTCTATTAGGATGTAAAGCTGATTGCGCCCCTTCAGGCAAATCATTTTCAGGCACACCACTAGGCAAATCATGTAGTGGAACAGCAGCCATTATTTATACTCCCATTGCCCATTTGTAAATACAATTGGTTTGCCTGATTTAGAAACTGATGTTTTTCCTTCTGCTGTAATAGAAGGCGCATTACTTGTTAAAGCAGCTCCCATTTTTTGACCTGGTGTTTTAGGTGCATTTGGATTTTCCCCAGATTGCAATTTATTTAAAATATCCCTTGCTTTAGGATCAAGTAAATCAGTTACATTACTATTTAAACCCATACCTGCTTTATATTGTTGATTTAAAGCACCAAGACCACCTTGAAGCAAATCAATACCATTTTGAATATAAGCTTTTTGTTGTTCTTCAGAAGCATTTACAGGCATTGAAGATTCCCATTTATTCAATTCTGCTAATGAACCACCACCAGAACCTGCAAATACTCTACGCAATTCAGAAGCTACAGCTTGAGCTGTTTGTTTAAACTTACCTTGACGAGGATCACCTAAAGCATGTTCTTCAATATAATTAATAGGTGCATTTAAAAGCGTACCAACACCATTAAAATTGTTTAAATCTTCAATATTTCCATAAAGTTTACCCATATGGTATAAAGTTTGATTTACACCACGTACAGCATTAGCTTGTGGCCCTTTAGCAAAAGCAGTAGCAGTTTGCTGACGCTTTTGAAAATTAGTTGCATCATAATTAGGATCTACATTAGTAACAATGTCAAATAATTGCGTCATTGACTTTTTGTCTAATGGGGCTTTACCTGCTAAAGGTATTTCATTTTTAAGAACAGAATTAACCATTGGTTTTACATGATTAGGTAAACTATTAAAATAGTCAACATTACTACCTTCTGATGCTTGAGGAGTTAATGCAACAGATGGTAATTGTACTCCAGGTTGTTGTACAGTAGATTGTTGTGGGGCAGATCCCCAATTCATTTCCCAAGGATTAGCCATTAATATTTACTCCATGAAGATTGCGCATTAGGATCACCACCATTCCATTTAAATCCATTTACTACTTGCCCAATTGATAATTTAGGTGGATTTAATAAATTTCCACTTGGTGTTTTAGAAGGTTTAGGTAATCCTAATGGATTATCTGCTGATTCTTTTAAATCTAATTCTTTTGCTTGATAAGGGTTAATCCATGATGTAGGAATACGTTTAAAATCTTCAATAGAACCTTTATAACCATTAGCTTTTGCAAATGTATAATCAGCAGCAAGCCCAGAAAGATTTTTAGAAACAACCAAATCAGATGGATTTTTAGTTTGCCCATATTTAGTTAATGATTCTGGAGTATATTTACTAGGATCAATTTTTGCAAAAGTTGATTCTTCTTTAGTAGGTGCTTGATATATAACATTACCTTTTTTATCAATAACTGTACCGCCTTGAGCCACAGTCATTGGTGCTTCTTCTTTAAATTTATTAGTTAATGCAGATTCAAACATTTTAGGCATAAGCTCAGGCATTGTTTCACCAACTTTAGCCATATATTCTGTATCGGTATAAGGCGTATAAGTTGTTTGTGTCATACCAGGCTGATTGCCAGCTTCATTATAATCAACAGGCGTTTGTCCTGCTTTGCCTCGTGCTAAGTCAGCCATTAATGCCCCTAATTTAGCACTTTTACCTTTTGTATAATCACCATATTGCTTCATGGCTTCATTTTCAGCTTGTTTACCTTGATATTCACCCACAGCATTATTTAAGTATTGCGCCCATGATGGAGCTACGTATCTATCCCCTACCATTTGACCTTGTGGCATAGCTTGATTCTTTAACGCATCAGCTAAAGCAAACTTACGCTTTAATGCTATTTGCATCATGGTGTCATCTTGTGGCATTTGGTCAGGAGTGCCACCTGTTTCACCAGGCATTAAGCCTTTTACATATTGTGCTACTTGTGATAGTGGGTTAAAAGCCATTTTTATCTCCTAAAGCATTGCGTAATTAACAAGTTTATAGCCATCTTCATGTAATGACACAGCCTCAGGTATTACTTTTTCAACTTCTTGCGCCATAACGCCAATATGTGAACCATGACCCCATGTATCTTTATATTCAGGGCGATATTCAAACTTGTAAATATTAATTCCATTGTCAAGTGAACCAACTTTAGAAATATTTTCTTTAATAGTTTGGTCAGAACCTAATGATGTAATAAACCCTGTCTTACCTGCAAGACCCATCAACCCACCCATTAAATTACTAGAGCCTTGATTAGCAGCATTGGTAGCATTAAGTTGATTAGTATATTGAGCATTAGTAGCACCAAGAATATCAGGGCCAGCAGTCTGAGCTTGTTGAGGCACATTTGCATAACTAGGATTAGTTACTTGAGAACCTGTACGTAAAGCATTAATTACGTTAATAGGTTGCATTTGGTTATAAGCTTGTTGTTGGAATCCTTGTTGATTCGCTGCTAATCCCATATTCATGCCTGTAGTAGTCGCAGAAGTTAATCTATCATTTTGACCTTGTTGCAATAATGTTTTAGCGTTGTTGTAAGCTTCAGTACCTGGTGCAATACCTTGATTAGCTAATTGAGCATCAGACATTTCATTTTCACGTGCCATTTGTGGGCTTAATCTTGACATAATTGCATCTTGATAAGACTGACCAGGATTAATACCTGTTGAAGCTAATTGACTTTGATCTACACCAGGTTGGCTTAATACTTGATTAGCATAATTTAAACCTTTATTAGCAGTAGTCATCAAACCTTGATTAAGTTGATTTGTTTGGTCTAATATGCCTTGCTGTGCAGGAGATAAAGTTTGAGTAGCCGTATATAAAGTATTACCATAAGCATCAGTACCAGGATTAGCTGAGTAAGTTAAATTGCCATAAGGCGTTACTTGATTAGTTCGGTTAGCTGCTGCCGTAGCTCTTGCTGCCTCTACATTACCTGCTGCCGTAGCGTTAGCTGCACCAATATAATCAGGGGCTGGTGGCGGATCTGATTTGCCATTAGCCATAGACATAAAAGGATCACGAACACCTTGCAATCTTAATAACACGAATTTACTGAACATTTTACTTACTCCAATTTAACATTTTACAGTTCTGAGGCCATAAAACCATAATTATAAGATCACCATTGCGCCCTGCTTCTTTGAGAGTGGTCTCTACTTCAAAGCCAATGTGTTTATTTAATCTAATTGCTCTAACATTATCTTGCTCTATTGTTGCCGTAAACCTTTTGACTTTACATTGATTAAATATATAATCGGCAACTGAGAACCAATATTCTTTAGGCGGAGCTTTGTCAATTCGCTGGTGTCCAAACATATTATTACCATTGAAGTTTTCAAAAGCCGTTCCTGCCACAATTTCCCCATCTACTTCCCACCCCAATGCTGTCATGCCTTCAGTAAAAGAACCTATTGTAGCCATTACCCACCTAGCAACATATTCGCCTTTAACTAACATTAAAGTATGCCACCACCTTCAATAACCACATCAGTAGATACCCATCTTACTTGAATTCCTGAACAAGCAGTCTTTACTACTGGCGCACCATAATATCCTACACCATTTAGACCTTGCCAGTTTTGTAATATTGATAATCCACCACCCCAAATATTAGCATCCCATACAGCACTATCCCATTTAGCATAAGAACTAGGCGTGTAGGTTAATGAAGTTGTTGGTATGTCAGTATTAAAGTCAATATTAATGCCAGCAAAAATAGAAGGTGAACCATCAGTCCTAAATATAGGCCTACTCATAGTAAAGCGTTTTAAAGTACCAGCACTACTAAAGTTATTAAATGCTTGTAATGCTGTACCTGTAATATTGCTTGTATCATCTACTAAACCATTATAAGCATGAGCTACATAACCATTGCCACCAAAATAAGGCTCATCATTGTACATTTCCATACAGTTAGCGTTCCAACCAGTATAGTTGCACCAAGCACCTGTAATTGTATTCATTACATATTGTTGTTGGTTAGTACTTTCTTGTATTGGTACGTTTAACCATAATTGATTAATTGTAGGTACATACATTAATTGCCAACCAAAATTTGAACCATAATCTGTTACCGCAGCACTAATTGCATATTGAATTTTATCTGTAATAGCTACTCTAGGTTGTACTCTTGATGACTGTAAAGCACCTGATAAAGGTACTACACCATCTTGTGTAATTAGTAACATATCACCAGCATATTTGTACATACTTCTACGGCCTACTGGTGCGCCAATATCCCAAACACCAACCATTGACCAATTAGCAGAAGTTGTTGGATCAGTACCTTGATAAACAATCACCTGACCTTTATTAGTAATAATTACATAATGATCGTTTACACCAGTACCTGCATCAATTGTCCATGTACCATGAGCAACAATGTAACCGCCCCTAGTCATAAATGGTGCAATATCTACAGCAGCAGCAGCCCCAGCAATTGATTGAACTGGCAAATACCACACTTTAAGGCTGTTCTTTTCAATAAAAAACTGTCGTTGAGCATAAAGTATTGGATCAAGTAAATTAGTTGTTGTAACGCCTGTTATTGCAGGAGTACTCCATGCTGTACCATTGTAGTTACGTGGGGCATCTACGCCATTAGCCATAGATAGAAAATTACCACCAGAAGTAGCAATATTGCAATATCCCCATCTAGCATTAGTTAATCCAGTTAATGAAGAACTAGCTGTACCACCTGCTGTTACATCATAAACAACTGTACCTGCGATAGCGAATAGCTTATTAGTATTAGCGCCACCATAAGCCATTAAAGTTTCTACTTGACCTGTAATACCTGTGGAATATTTAGTATAGCCGTTTCTTAATATACATTCTGTTGTAGCAGGATACCAATTCTCAAGCACTACTGCTTCATTAGGTTGCATGGCAGTCAATGAATCACGTGCGTTCCATCCGCCAACTGGAGCAGGTACTGATACTGGCTGAGATACTGCTCTTTTAGCTGCCATCATTAAGCCCCGTAGTTTGCATCTGGAATATTTTCCCAACCAATTAATACATTGGCTGTTCTTGGTGCAAATGATAATGTTGCTGACCCTTGATCGTTGGCTTTAGCAATATTTAATTCAATTTGATAATCTCGTTCAAATGCTGAAGTATCAAAACCTTTAATCTCAAAGTATTTTCTTTTGATGCCTAAGACCATTAAACGCTGTGGGTAGATACAAGTATCAGTATCTAAGATTAAACTCGTCTGAGGCGTTCCTGATGCGCTGTCAGCCCATGCTGTAGAGATGTACTCATACCCCATATACTCATTAGTAGATAGAATAGGCCATATTTGAAACTCACCACCCATAATACGATAACGTACACGTGGGCCAGTAGAGATATAACTAGACTTTAAGAACTGCCATTGTTGAGGTGAAGTTGGGCCAAGCATCTCCCATCTTTTAGACTTGTCGTAATGTGTGCGGTCAGTTTGACGATCCCAATCAGCAGGAAGTGGGTATTTAGTTTGACCAAAAGTAAGTTGTGTTGCGTTAGAAGCAGTAGGTAATTGACTAACTGTTACGCTTGTAGCTGTTGGAGTGCCAGTAATATAAGTATCTTGATTGATACCTAAGCCTGTCACCATCCAATTAGTTGCCCCTGCTGCTACCATCTGAGCTACTACCGCAGCATCAATGCCTGTAATAGTTGCGCTTTGATTGACTACAATGGCATCACTTTGAGCATAAGCCGTATAGAAGCGATATTCTCTATTTAATGATTCCCAAGGAAATTCTCTTGCTAACTCATATCCAACCGCATTAGTTAGATACATTAATTGAACTATGTCTGTAGCTGTGCTACTTGACACAGAAGCAGGTACGGCAAGTCCCATTTCACCAGTTGCCTGTTGAACAAGTTGTAATAGAGTTGCCATACCTTTTCCTTTATTTATGCAGCTTTAGCTGGTTTCTCAGCCTTTTCTGGTTTATTTAACTTACCCAATAACTCTTGCATCTGTTGTTTTAAGCCATCAATCTCAGCATCACGTAAACGTAAAGCATCAGCTTGTTGTTGTACTACCGCAGAATCTTTAGCATTAGCTAAGAAGGCTTTAGCTTTATCACGGAATGATAATGGGCTTGTGCCTACCATCATACCAATTGAACTAATTTGCTCATCTGAAGCACTTGCTACTTGCTCTACAGTATAAAATTTAAAGTGTTTTAACTCACTTGCTTGTGCTGCATTTAAGATAGGCCAGTCACGTAGTAGTGTACCTTGTATCTCAGAACCACCATCAGATTTTTCATTCTGATATAACGCCCATTGTACTGGAAAGCGTTTTTGATGCTCTTCACGTGCAAATGTATCAATAATCGTATTTCTATCACCAGGTATTTCAATAATGATAAAGTCTGCCATATATTTAATAGGCCGACCTTCTACGCTAGTTTGAAATTGGTTATCCATTTCTCGCTGATAGAATCTTACCGCTAATCGTGAATCTGGGTTATTAAAATCTGTATCTATTGCCATTGTAATTCTCCAAAGTGGTTTGGGTTTTGTAGATGACACTCATTATAAATGCCAACTAGAAAACCCACCTATTGCTAGGTGAGAATTCTCATTACTTAAACTGAAGCTACGCCAAACCAGCCATAGTCACCAATTACTGTTGCAGTTGCAGGAGCGATATAAGAACCGCCAGTTGCAGTTGCTACAAAAGTAGTTGCGTTTACTGTTACTGAAGTAGCAGAAGCAGATAGGCCACCTGTACCAACTTTAGCGAAAACATAACGTAAGCCATCTGAACCAAATACTTGCACACCTAACAATTGGTTTGCAACTTGTTGTCCAGCAGTAATAGAAGCTGCGGTTACTGTGTTTGTTAAATCAATCCCTACTAGAGGGGTTACTGAAAATGCCATGATATATCCCCTTAATTAAGCAGTTAAAACGCCACTAAATTGTGGGCCAGAGCTTGTAAGATTACCAGCCCAACCGATCAATTTAACAACAGCGTCTTGGTTTACAGATTGACGTTCGCCACCGATAGGCACGAAGTTACGTTCTGCATGAGGGCGGAAGAATAAGTAGTTAGTATTCAAGAACCACATGTGATTAGCAGTTGCTTGAGAACCAATACCACCACCCAATACTACATCAGCAGAAGTACCGCCACCATAGAATTTCAATGATGCGAAACCAGCAGCACCTTCTTCAGCAGAAGTTACACGTTGGATAGCTTGCAATGAGTTTACATATAGTGAGTAGTAGTTGTTATCAGCAACAATCAAATCAGCTTTATCATTACCACGAACTAGCTTGATAGCCAATTGTGTCATGTAAGCTTGAATGTTTGCAGCAGAAACAGCAGCACCACCATTAGTTACGCCAGAGAAAGCTTGGTTACGCCAGAAAGACCATGTAGCACGATCAATACCGCCATAAGTACCTGTAGATGGACTATCTGCAACAGCAGCAGCTAAACCAGTTAAGTTCTTACCTGAGTTACCTGTACCATTACCATAAATATCAGTTTGGATACGATTAGTCAGTTGAGCTTCAGCTACTTGAATACGGCCTTCTAACAAGTCCACAATCGCTTCTTTAGAACTGTTTTGCAACATTTCCAAACCTGAGATAGTAACTGCTGAAGCGTATTGTGTGATATTGAATTGAGCTGCTGAGATTGGGCTATTAGGCGCAATGTTCAGAGTTTCATAACCACTATAGCTGTTAGTGTTGTTTGTAGATGTGTCGTTGTACATTACTTCTTCAAGAATTACATTACCGCCTGAAAAAGGGCGAACATTGCCACGTTTTTTTAAACGATCCAATAAAGGATTGTTAAGTGTTACGTTGTCTGCTAATTTGCCACTACGTGATTGAATAGTGGTGGCAATAATATCAGACACAGATGAATTGGCAAAAGCCATAATAATCTCCTATGTTTATATGATTGAACCAGATTTCTCAAATGATTCCATTAAAGAGTCTCTGATACTTGCGCCTTTTCCACTTGAACTCATAGACGCTGTAGGCGTGGCAGATTTCGGGGATAGAGCTTTTGCTTT